CGCCGGTTTTGTTGGCTTCACGCCGCCCCCGGCTCCGTTTTGTCGGGTTTGCCCCGATCCCATAGTTGATTACAAACGCTTTCATAGCGTTCCGGACGCCCCGCGAATCTGTGCCTTGCGGATACACGTTCACGGATCCGCCCTCCAGCGTTTCGTGGTATTCCGCCATTCCGACAGCGTCCCGCATATTCCCGGTCCGCACGTGATGGGCTTCCGTTGCTGCGCGCATTTCATCGATAGCAGCCCACGCGCCGGCTTCCACAATTCGCCGGATGCCTCCGCGCCGCATGGACGCGTCCAGCCGCTCGACAGCCGTGGAAAGCTCATCCCCGGCTTCTACGGTCATCTTTGCCATGCGTCATCCCTCCCGGACAAGCGGTGCGCTGATCTGCACAGTGAACTCCCATTGCACCTTCCCGATGTCGAAAAGGAACTGATGCAGTGTCAGCCGGCAGGAGACATCAAGCCACTCGTGATCGTCTTCCAGGCTCAAGACCTTTTCCGTCACTTTTGCGGCCCACGTGTCATCGTCGCCGATGATGTACAGAGTCACCCGCGCGGTATAAACCGCGTCAAGCGGCTTTCCGTCCGCGTAAATGATCCGCGGACTTTGCGCCATCTCCACCACGCCGTATTGGTCAGGGGCTTTATCCTCCCAGGCGTCCCGCGCAAACTCGATTCCGTCCAGCTCGTTCAGCGCGTCGGTCAGGAGATCGAGAACGTCAATTATCGCCATTCTCATCGCTCCTTTCCACGGTGATCTCGATGCCGTCGTCATCGGTCATATATGTACGTACAACCCGGTATTTAAGCCCCTTATAGCGCACAACGCGCTCACCATGGTAATCATCCGAAAGCGTCAGATAAAAGACGAATGTGGGATTGATTCCGGCGTTCAGCGCGTTGTAATACTCGCTCCGGCTCACGCTTTTAACGGTACACATAACCTCGCGCGCCGTTTCGGTGATGCTCTCATGCACACCGTGGGCGGAGGCTGTTTCCGTGATAAGCTGGATCACATCCGCCCGCATCATGCGCAACCACCCCAATCGGTATAGCCGGTCGCGTGCATCAGCTGACATTTCTGCAAATCGTAGCTTTCCCGCACCCGGTCATAGTCTGCGGGGCTGCCGAAATACATGCGGACGTAGGTGATGATGGCCCTCTGTGTCAGCGCGTCATCAAGCGAGCTGTTATCCGTCCATTCGCCGGTTGTTTCGTCCTCCGTGAAATCTACGCTGCCGGAGAGCGTTACCCCGGCAATCTGTAGATCCTGATAACCCGCCCGGATCAGGCTCACAAGCTCCGAATCATAGGCGGTTGTGCTGATCCGCAGCGCCTTTCGCGTCTCCTTAAGCATGCGTTTCCCTCCCAAAAGGACAGGCGACGGAGGAAAGGGGAATGAAAAACCTCCGTCGCCCGGTATCGTCACGCGCCGATCAGCGCGGGCCGATTGTTATTGCGCCGCCAGAATTTCGGCTACAATGTCCGCTTTCCTGGTGGCGGTCAAAGTTAGGCCCATCTCAGTGGCGAGGGCTTTTAACTGGGCCACAGTTAAAGCCGTCAGCTCTTCCTCGGACAGTTGCCCGTCCTGGTTGGTATCTGCGTCACTGATTACTGAAAAGTCGCCTTCACGAAGCTCTTGGGATTCTCCAGACCCGCATCGAACAGGCTGTAGCCGGCAACGATGTCTTCAAAGGTCTTGGGATCCATCGCGTGATTCATGAACAGCGTCTCAAACTCGTTGGCCAGAATCATGCTGGGAATGCCGATATAAACGACATTGTCCGTCAGGTTGTCATCCAGCTTGACTTCAATGCCATAGATGCGGCCCTGGGTGATCGGATCAACCATGGGAGAAGGAATAAACGCCTTGTTCCCGGCGCCATCATTCACGCCCGCCAGCTTGGTCCAGATGGTGTTGGCATTGGCATATACCACCTTGACACCCTGGCCCTTGATCTTGGCCAGCAGGGCGCGGATGCCCGCATCATCACAGGTCGCGTTGGCGACAACGTTACCGGCGTCAATGCCATAGGTGGCATTGTCCAGCTGAGTGCGGATCCTGGTTTCCTTTGCCACGCCGATGCGCTCGGCAATATGCTTTTCGACCCACGCCTGGAAAGCGTCGATGCTCTGCCACTTCATTTTGCGACTGATCACAAGATGCTTCTTGATCTCGACACCGTCCAGGGGCAGCTGATCGAAGGTGTCCTGCTCATCCGCGTTCGCGGCGGCTTCATTGGTCGCGGCGGCGTCGCCGGCAGCGATGGTCTTATGACGGGGAATCGCAAAGCCGCTGGTCATGTTGCTCTTTGCGGCGTCCGCATACATGGGGTAGGTGCTTTCAACCAGCTCGATAATGCGGTTCATCACTTCAGTGGGAACCACAGCACCGGTGTTGCTGGTCAGGAAGGTAAAAGCATCGCGCTCTTCGGTGGTCATCTCCCCGAAAAGGCTCACGCCATCGCGCACGGCCAGATTCTTCAGCCACGCGGTGCGGTATTCAGGGGAAGCAGCATTGTAATTCATGGATTTTTCCTCCTTGAAAATTTTCTTTCCGGCCTGTTTGGCCACTTCTTCTGCCTTCCGCGCCTCTTCGGCTGCGGCGGCCTTGCGAGCTTCCAGTTCAGCGTCCAGCGCCAGAATTTCAGCCTGACGGGCTTCCAGTTCGTCGGCGCTCAGAGCGTCCCGCTTCTCAGTCATTTCGGCCAGCACTTCAGCCTTGCGGGCTTCCAGCTGCTCGCCGTTCATCTCGGTCAGGTTCATTCATTGCTGACCTCCTTTGTATAGTTTTCAAGCCACTCCAGAACCGCCGTCCGACGTTCCTGTTCGGCTTCCTTCGCCCGTTCGTTCGCAAGCCGCTGTTTTGCGCTCTCCAGCGAGGCTTTCGCGCTCTCCAGCGCTCCGCCCTCCGCGGCTGCCTGAATGGACGTTCCTTCGTATGCTGGGAATGTCACAGCGGACACCTCGAACACCTTGCCGATGCTCCGGATATGGCGCATCGGGGAATCAGTATCCAGCCCTTCCCAACTATCTTCATCGACCGTAAACATAAAGGACATTCCGGAAATGTCGCCACGTTTTACCGCCGAATAAAGCTCTTTTGCGCGCGGATTGCCGTCAATGTCCAGATCCACGCGAATATCCATGCCCTCATCGGTCACCGACAGCTGCATGGTGCTGTTGGCGTTATTATTCCGGCTCCGGGCCAGCGGGATGGAGCTGGTATCATGCCCAACCAGGAACCGCACGTCGCGCAGGTCGGTCTTATCCAGTGCGCCGCGGTCAATGGTTTCGCGCATCCAGCCGGCGTCCATCACCTGATCAAACACAATCGGCGTCCCCGTAATGCGTCCAGCCCGTTCTTCATTGCCGGTTTCTTCGGCCCTGATTTCAAATTCAAGGCTCCGCGTTTCCTTCATCATCTTCGTTCCCTCCATTGTCGGTGCCGGAATCATCTTTCCCTTCATCGACCATGTAATATTCCCCGCGGATCGGGGCATGCTGTCCGGCGCCATCCGGCAGCGGCTCATAGTTGAACAGTTCCCGGATTTCATCGATCATTAGCACGCCGCGGTCGCCCAGCTCTTTCGCCATATTGATCTTGGATCCGGTCGCCATGTACTGCAGACGGTTCGCGGTGAACGTGATCCGGTTCCCGGTGTTCTGTTCCCGCTGCGTGAACACCATCCGCGTCAGGGCCTCGCTCAGTTTGATCGCGAATGGTTCAACGCAGCCATTGAAAAAGGCGTCCAGCTCATCGCCGACCGCCTTGTTTTGAATCACATTTTCAGACACGCCGAAATAATTATAAACGTTCTCCCGAATCAGCCGCATCTGTTCCGGATCTACTTTGTAACCTTCCTGGCGAATCTGCTGGATGTTCGTGAACTGATTCCCGAACAGCAGCAGACCGCCGGAACCGCTCTGGAAGTTGTTTTTGTCGAACCGCTCCCGCTCTTTCCGTAGGTCTTCATCAAATGCTTTTGACGTCAGCTGCGCCATAAAACGGAATGTGGCGGAATTCTTGACGCCTTCCTGGATGCCCTGATTGATCATGGACACCAGCTCCATCGTCCCGCTCAGTGCGGAGTTTTTCTCGCCGAAGAAATCGTCATTCAGCTGGTGCTTCACCACAAGTCCGACGCGGATCAGCGGGATGGAGCTTTTCTTCCCGTTAATGAAGTCGAATTTCAGCCACGGCTCGCCGCCGCGCTCGATGACTTCGCTGGAACTGGGAAGCACAGGAAAAAATCCGTTCACCTCTCCAAGCTCATCCAGCAGCGGAACCACAAACAGATTGTTTTGGGTTTCATAGATGTTGTTGCACCGCTCGATAAACTGAGCCCACGTCATCCATGGATTCGGTGCACACCGTGTGACCGTCCACAGCTTCGGACGCGCGGCGCCTTCCATCCTGTATTGGAGCTTTGCCGCGTGCCGCGCTTTGGCATCGACAGCCGCCCGCACAAGCTCGCTTTCGTAGATCCGGCCTCCCCAGCTGCGCCATGCGGGCTGATAGGCCGTCAGCGTCTGATAGCTGATGTTCCCCGCTTCCGCCGGTTTCCGGCGTCCGAAGATCGCCTCAAACAGTCCCACTCATATCACCTCGCATTGGCCAGCTGTCCGGCCATTTCCTCATAGTAGTTGTGACGCATGCAGATCGCGTCACTGAGCGCCGCCATGCCGTCGATATGCTGCCGCTGATTGATCTTTATCAGCCGCCGGCGGTTTGTTCCGTCTTCAAACTTAAGCGCCGCGTCAAGCATGTGGACCTTCATCAGGTCATTATCATTCGCGCATCTCAGCCGCCCATCTTTGATCATGCCTTCCATATCGATCAGGACGCCTGTCAGGTTGCTTCCCTGGCTGACGGATTCCATGTCGTATCCGTCCGCCTCCATGTCCTGCACAAGATACGCGGCGGAGTATCGGTCATATCCGACCTTCAGCGGCAGGATTTCGTATTCGCGTTCGAGCATCTGGAACCACTCATGCACCGCGTGATAATCAACGGTATTCTCGCCGCAGATCGTGAGCAACCCGCGCTGTGCATAGATCCGATATGGCAGGCCGTCGCGGGCTGTCGCTTCATCCACCTTGTTCTCAGGCATGAAAAACTGTGTGAAGAACCACGACACGCCGTCCCGCTCGATCACGATCACTGCGGCGGTCAGGTCAACCGCCAGCGACAAGTCAATCCCGCCCAGGGCGTATGTATGCCGGAAATCCTCGAACGTTCGGTTATTGCCGAAACATTTCCTGACGTCCTGCGCGGTCAGCCATGCCTGGGAGCTATTCTGCTTGATATTGCAGTATTTCGTCAGAAACTCGGTTTTCTTGCTGATCGATCCTTCCGCGATCCGGATCTCTTCCAACAGATAGTCAACTGTAATGCTGACGCCCAGGTTGGGGTTTGATTTCTTCAGCTCATTGATGTCGTTCCATTTGTCCACGTCATCAATGATATACAAAAACGGAGCGAGCCTGGTTTCTTTGCTCGTTCCGTTCAACAGCGCAGTGGCCCGCTTCATCAGCTCATCGTATATGCTGTCGTTCTCGTACCCGGCGGTACTGATCCCGAACATCAGTGGCTGAGATCTCGCGCCCAGGGCGCTATTGAATACCTCGTACTGCTTCAGGCCCGCGTCCCCGCGCCAGCTGGCCAGTTCATCCAGAGACACATAAGACGGATTCAAACCGTCCGTTTTCTTTTCGCTGAATGCTACCGGCATCGCGCTGGTATTGCTCTCCGCGAAATAAACATCCGTCCGGCGCTTTTTTGCCAGTTGGCTCAGACGCGGGTCCTTCGAGATCATCTGAAAGAACGCCTCAAACGCCAGCCGGGATTGGTCGAGCTTAGGCGCTATGAAATAGATCCGTCCGCCGTATTCCCCGTCTGCAATAGCCATATAAGCGGCAATGGCGGCATCCAGTAGCGTCTTTCCGTTCTTCCGGCCCATGACCACCAGCGACTCACGAAACTGGCGGAGGCCATGATCATCAATAATTCCAAACAGCACCGAAATGAGCGCTTTTTGCCACACTTCCAGCCGGATCAGCTGCGGGGCTAACGGCCCCTCATGATGGCGGCAATATTGCTGGATAAATGCGATAGCCGTATTGGCTTTTTTCTGATTGAAGAAAAACCGCTTTTCTTCCAGCCCGTGGATGATATACTCATACCATTTTTCGATCCAGTGGCCGACCGTCACCGTGCCGTCTTTGATTTGCTGGTAATAGATCCAGATGTAGTTTTTAGACGTCATCCAGATTCAGCTCCAAACCTCCGACCGTCTGCGTATCCGCCGGGATCATATCGTTCAGCTGTTTAATGATGCTCTGATAACTCTTGTTCGCCGCCGTATAGATCCGGCTGGATGGCCGTTCCCGCTCATATGGGTCCTGCTCTCCTTGGGAAAAAAGCTCAACTTCACCCTTCTCCTGCAGGTCCTCCCACAGCGTATTACACCGAACCCGGAGCCGGGCGGCTTCAGCTATCAGCCCCTGGGCCAGTGCGAACTGTTTCGGCGGAAGTCCGCGATAAATTTCGGTCAATCTCGCGATCTCATCTGGGACCGTCAAATCTTTTGCCATGTCCTGCTCCTTTCTGCCATTTCTGGCGGATTCCGGTTAAATAGGAGGGGGTTACGCGCGACAAAATCGGTTTTTCGAAGG